GCGATTTGCCTTTTTCAACATTCATACGACTTTACCATCCTACGGTTTTTATTTTATACTCCGCCTCTCCGGATATATAGTCCCCCGTGAGTATGGCCAGGCGGAACCAGAACCCGCCCGTTCCCGACGTTTTGGTCACCGGTGTCGCACCGATCATGTCATACCCGCCGTCATCCATCGTCGTCCATCGCTCATCGTTCACGCCCGGCACTGACGGGTCGCTGTCGTCCATGATCCACTGTTCGGTGACATGCGCGGCCCAGGTCGCCGAGGATTCGGCGATCTGATACAGTATATTCTGCCCGCGGGGGCAGTATATGGGCTGTGAATACCGCCCCTCGCCTGTAAACGTACCGGAAATCATAATTATCCCCCTATCTCATCCATGACTGGTCGTTGTAGTCCATGATCGGCTCAAAATGCGGCTCATATATCGTCTCCGGCCTCGGAGGAGAGACGGTTTGATGCTGAAGCGCCGCCGTCTGCATCGCGTCGGCGCCATGAGAGGCCCAGTCGTGAACCGGATGGACGGCATACACGCCGTTCTTCTCGTTGAACTCCTTGCGATAGTGTTTCAGCGACTCCAGGCCCTCTTCGCACGCCTCACGATCGAACCAGCACCGGGACAGGAACTGGCGCACCATCTCGATGGCCGCGTCCTTTTTCTGGGGACGTCGTACAATCTCCGCGTCGAGGCCGTATTGAGACACGTATTGGGTCATGGTCATACCGGTCTGGAGGCTCGTAATCGCCCCGTCGTGCGGCAGGTAGTGCGTCCCGAATGTCACCCGGCGGCTGTCGCGCCAGTCCTTGAGCCAGTTGACATAGTGGACGATGGATTCGTTGCTGTTGGTGTAGTATCCCACGAATCGCACTTCACGACCTACATCCTGCCCCAGCCAGATCGACGTTGAATCGTCGTGGCCGAGATCCCAGTAAGTGTTGACCGGGACGTTCGGCTCGACCGGCACCTTGCAGACGCGTCCCTGCTCATCGGCCATGCGCATCTCGTTGGCGTAGTATGCGCCGGGTATACTGGCCTCGAACGAACAGTAGAATTCCTGGCGGATAAGGTCTTCGGACATCCCCTCGCGCCGGACCTGCTCGATGGCCTCCTGCGTGATCGCTTTTGTGTCGTCGACAGTGAGCAGTTCGGCGTACCAGTCAGGATTATCGAGGGACATGCGGTACATGGTGTATGCGTGATTCTTGCCCCTGGGAGTGCAGTTGAACAGGGCCCAGCCGTCGTTTTCGGCGAGGATCGGCTGGATGAGGCCCCATGCGCGTGGGTCTTGAAGTGAGTATTCGGAGAACACGCAGCCAATCGGGTTCGGCCCGACGATCCGGTTGAACTTATCCGTCCCGATCACCTGGAAGATTGATCCGTTGCGGAGGGTGATCTTCATCTCGGTTGAGTTTTCGGCTGCGCGGAGATCCCGGGGAATATGGTCGAGGAACTTGAAGCCGTCCTTGTCGATGCCGTCCCATAAAATCTTGCGCCCCTGGGCATATGTAGGAAAGAAGTAGTAATAGACGCCGACCCGCTTGAACAGCTCGCGCGCCATCACGTTGATGAACGTTTTGTCCTTCCCGGCCCGTCGATGCCATATGGCGATCGCCCGGCGGATGCCGCGCTCCAGGCAGTTGTACAGCGGCCGTTGATACCACCGAGGGATGAAGTTGTGAGGGATACGGATTTTCTCAGCGCTCATTCCGGTTCCTCCGTCGGCGGGCCCGTCTCCGGGAACGTGGATATGACCTCGACCGTCAGCTTCCCGCCATGGTCATGCTTTTGCACGTCGCGCCAACGTTCCGGCTGTCGGTTTTTGAGCCAGAATATGCCAGCCGTGGTGTCTGGAAGCACTGTTTTCGTCGTCGTTTTGCGCTCGACTACGATTTCCGCGCCGTTTTCACCAGGGGCTGGTCGAGTTTTAACCGTCTCCTCGACGTACTCAAACCCGACCGCCCGGCGATACAAGGCCGCTTCGACCTCGGCGTCGGCTATATCCTTACCGCGGTTCACCACCTTGGCAAGTTCTTCATGGATCGATATGTACCGCCATAACGTGGCTTTGGCTATACCGAGCTTCGTGGCAACATCCTCGTCGATCGCGCCCTCACGATACCACTGACCGATCTCAGACAGCCGCGGCTTGACATGAGATTCATACTTCGTTATCCGTCGAGCCATTCTCGACCTCGTTTAATGCGCGGGGCCGCCTAAGTAGGGGAGACGACCCCGCTCGGCATGGAAGACACACAACGGTTGGCAGACCGTGCAACCGCTATATACCGTGTCTTAGTAGAAAAATCAACTAAATGTATGGGACATACCATAGCAGCGAAAGTTGGTATTATGCGAAGATTCTGGTATGATTATTGCTTGGAAAGTGAGAACGGCTCTGGTCGACGCCGGGGCTTTTTTATCATTCCTTCCTTCCCGACAATTCTTCGGACCGTCCTCTCGCTGACATCGTACTTCTGTGCCAGTTCGAAATGCAGAGCGCCATGCTTCACATCCGCCCTGTTGCCAGCCTGGTACTCGGCCCGGATCATGACATTCCGAATCCCTGCAGGCGAGACAACGGCCTCGATGTCCTCGGCTGAATACGGGATATCCCACTCGTCGAGGATATCCCGGACCGCTCTGCGGGCCGCGAGAAGTATGAGAGCCGATTGTTCGTTCATCAGTTTTCCTCGTATGCTTTTTAGAACTATTATGAGTGTGCGACCGCACACCGATTACACACCGCTTTGCACACCGCTTACATACCTCTTATCTATATATAATATATATATTTATAATAATTAATAATAATAAAGTGTGCGTAGTGTGCATGATATGTATATATATACGTGAGAGGGTTTATATATATTGTGTATGTGTGTGTGAATTTTTTTAATTGTATATATAAGTGTGTTATCTCAAATTCTGCACACCGCACACAAACACAATATAACATGCTGAAAAATAACAATATAAGGGTGTGCAACGGCTTGCACACCGCTGCCCACTTTGCACACGTTACACCTGTATTTACACTACTTATCATCGTCATTTATATTTTCGTTTTCAAAAATTTCACTGAACGGAATGAAGGTTCCGCGGTGTGTTGTGCCGGAAAATTTCACGTTTCTTTCGAAAGTTTTTTCCTCAGAAATGCGTTTTAAGACGCGATTCCATGCTTTTGCCCAGGGTGTTTCACGTAAAATCTTGGCAATTCCGGAGTGAGAATTGGAAATTACGAGGTAATTTTCATAATTTTTATCATCTTTTCTTGGATTTTCATTCGTCCACATGACCTTGATTCCGAGTAATTCGATAGCTTCTTTACCGCCTGCTGACATCGGGTCGCTTATGACAATCTGCCCCACGGATCGGCGGATACGGTCGCGCTCCACCATGTACTCCACGACGTGTTCGAGGATGATATTCAGGCATCGCAGTTCGTCGGGTTCGGCGTCAAACGCTGATTGCTCCGACCAGTCCTGTTTGTCGATCCAGGACGCCGCCGCGATGGGGGTAACGAGTTTCATGCTTGTCAGGGAAAACGCGCCGGCCAGGAGCGCGCCAAACTGGTCTGCGGCTCTCCTGTCGCCGAATTTACGGGCGAATGCGTCGCCGAAAGTCTTGGCGTTTTCGTTGATGACTGTAACGATGCTCAGGGTTCGCGCCCGGAGTCTTGCGCAGTATTCAGGCGTGATCGTGGGAAGTACGGTCTCCTTGATGTCGTCGAATATATCCTCGCGGTCTTTCGGATGCGGTCGTACGAGTTCGAGGACGGTAATACGTGATGCGTCTGCCTTCTGGTTGATGTTCGTGTTGATGGATGACAGGAGGAATGCGGAGCGGACACGGAATTCCATCACCTTGCCCGTTGTGGTGCCTTTCAGGATCGCGGCCCCGGTTTCGGAGCTGGCCTGGCGCATGAGCTCGAGGACCTTCTGAATATTCTTCCGGGCATTGGAGTCCTCGCCCTCGGCTTCGTCGAATATGACCGGGAAGGCGTTCTTCTTGATTTTCTGGCGGAGGCCCGCTTCGGTCGTACTCGATTGAACGGGTATGGCGTGGGGCCCTACAGCCGGGGAAATAATATTATTGAGTATCCATGATTTGCCCGTACCGGACGCGCCGGTCACCCATACATGGGGGCGCCATGCGAGGGCGCCGCAGATCGGGGCGATAACACACCACCCGGCGAGCAGGGTTCCGTTGATCGGTTTCGCCCACGACAGGATGCGGCAGGCGTCGAGGAACTTCCTGGCCTCGATGGATGGCAGCGAAGACGCCTGTTGCGTTTCAAGGGGCAGGTCGGCCGGGTAGATGAACCTGGTCTCGAAACCCTCCCGCGGAGTGTATTTCCCATCCACAATGAGATGATCACCGTTGTGCTGGACGATACGTCCGTCGTCGATCCAGACGCCGCGACACCGGAGAATATCGGGGTTGTAGATGCCGGCCTGTTCCGAGGTGCGATGCAAAAAATTGACGGCCATATCCCAATTTACGCCCCGTTTCGAGGGGAACCAGGTTTCCCACCACTGGAGCGATGCCAGCCCGATAAGTTGTTGTTTCGTGTGCTGTGGAATTGAGATTTCGACGACATGCTTGGTTTTGGCTGAAAAATAGAAGCGTGAACCGTTGCTGTAGCCCAGGAAACGGAATGGATACGAATCAGGCTCAGAGTACGCCTGAGAGGGGGATCGTTCGTCCTGGGGCGGATTTTGCGGGGTGCTGTCGATTTCCTGCGCTGGTTCCGATGGCGGCTCCCATGCCGGGGTTTCCGTCACAAGTTCGATGAGTTGCTCCCTCGTGCCGCCGCCGTCGGCCCAGTTGGTCACATCACCGTGCTCCTTGAGTCCCGGAATCTCTACGATCTTGATACAGGCGGCTATGCCATAAAGTCGTTCGGCAACCTGCCGGGCGTGTTTCCTGCCCGGTTCGTCGTTATCCGGGAGAATCACGACGTTCGCGTTTTTAAAGTACTTCGCGAATCGCTTCAGCCACTTCCCGGCGCCGCCGGCGTTGCACGTCGCGACCAGGTTGAAATCATCGTACTCGAGGGTGTGAACGTCCTTCTCTCCCTCGACGATGAACACGGCCCGCTTCGCTTCGACCGCCTCGATAATCTTTGGTAGCCGATACGGAACCTTATCAACGCCCTTGAGGTTCCATATCCAGCCGCCGTGACCGTCCGGCCGCCGCTGTGAAAATGCTTTCGGTTTGTACCGCACCGCCTGATACGAGAGGGCGCCATGCGCATCCACATAATCGTATGTGGCGGCGATGATCTTCTTTTTTCTGGTGATAGTTTCGTTGAATAGATCGGACATCTTGAGGCCGATAGCAGCCACAACGTCTTCGGGTTTGCATAGGGCGTGACATTTCAGGAGGATTCTGCCGTCGTCGCCGGTTGATATGCTCAACGAATTCTTCTTATCATCATGCGCGGGACACCGTGCGGTATAACCGGCGCCGCATTTCTTGACTTCTTTGAAACGTGAGAGGAGGTCGTCTATGGTCATGACGCATTCTCCCGTTGCCAGTATGAATCAAACATGACGTTCTCGAGAACGCGAATGATCTCATGGCGGGATTCTTCGAGTTCGTCGGCAGTAACGAAACGTGACTTTCCGCAGATGCACAAGCGGGCGAGAAGCAATTCGATCACCTCGTGAAATGCGGACCGTCTGATACTGTACTCGGAGTAATCGTCAGCATCATATTCGGTGCTCAGGGTAAGAGTGCAGACCATACCGGGGAGGTATGAATAATTGTGTGCCACTCCTTCATCTCTGACGAGAGAGTGTTCATAAACCACACGCCAGTTTTTCAGGCCTAATTTTTCAATCCAATACACTGCCTTCTTTTTGAATATTTGAAAATCCTTCTCGGTTGTTTTCACAGTGGTTTCTTCGCTCATTCGTGTTCACTCCCTCCGTGGATGGTGTCTCCAGCGTCTTGAGCGTTCCCCGGTACCTCACGAAATCCTTAAAACTCTGCGTCCAGAACA